TCTTGGAGAAAATTTTCTTCGATTACCGCTGAACTAGAATCATTTAGTTTTTTAGCCATTATTACCTACTGTTAAGCTATGTTTTGGAAAGGTCGATTAAATATCTGGAACCCTTGTTGTTCCGAAGGAGGCTGCCCCGTCAAAATGCTAATAACGCCTCCACTTGTGTAATTGGGGAAATTGGTGGAATCGATGTTGACCGTAAAATGATCAACATCGATTACCTTTTGGATAAGCGCTGACAATCCATTGATCGGCAGCATTCCTTGAACTTGTTTAAAAAGTACAAACGTGACACCCTCATCCTCAGATGTGAATCCATGCGTTGTGCAGGTCACTTCGGCAATGTTATTGCGTGTTACTCCACTAATACTTTTGATGGTTTGTGGCCATTCATTAGGAGAAGGAGGAGTAACAGATGGAGGTATCGGGTTGCTCATACTTTAGCTAGTAAAAGGTGCATCCAATTGAGCTAAGTACTCCCAAACATCGCTAGTAGTAACCATTAGGGATGTTCCTAATGTAAGACCAATAAACCCTACGTTTAAGAGTGGGGTATTATAGATCTGAAAACCGCTAGTTGTTGAGGGTGGTACGCCTGTGATAATGTTCGCAACACCACCACTTGTGTATGTGGAAAAGTTTGTCGAATTAATATTCACAGTGAAGCTAGTTGTGCTAGTCACAGACTGAATAACACCGCTAAGTGTATTCATCTGAGTCATACCAACGATATTATGGAAAGTAACAGTTGTTACACCGATATCAGCGCTGGTAAAAGCATGAGTAGCTGTAATGCTAGCGTTAGCTGCTTTACTAATACCAGTTATAGTTAAGCTGGTATTTGTTGCTCCGGATGGCAAACCTGAAAGCGGTACAAATTCTGTACCTGCTGGGGTTTGATATTGAGTGAATCCATTAGAAGAGATTTGAGTCAATTTAATGGTTCCATCGCTACCGGATGTTGTCCAAATATTGGCGCTGCCATTGGCCATATCGTTCCAGTATTCAGCTATAACGACGCCGTTTGTAGTGGCTGCCAATTTGGTTTTGTTCATCATGCGAAAGTAGCTAGGAATAAAACCTAAGTTAAGATTCTGAGCTGTTCCGCCGCTTGTTACTGTTAAAGTACCTTTTTTTACTAAAGCCATAGATCCTCCTTAAGAATGTGTCGCGGTTAAGCGAGTGATCCAGTTATCATTCAAAATTCTAGTAGCAAAAGGATACTTATAACCAACTGTACCTCTTTGGTTTAAAGGGTCAGCTGTGCCAGAAGCACCAAGTGGTTTTACTATGAATTCAGCTTCTTTAGCTCCAAGTCTCACAACACCATAAGCCTCTTGGCCAAGGATGAAGTTTGAATACACGTTAGGAGAAGCACCATTGCTATATCCGTTTGTGTTCAAGAGCCAACGAACGTTTCGAGTTGATCCCCATTCCGCTTCCAACGCATTCATTGGATTTGGGTAATTAGCACAGGAAATAAATGAGCTAACTGCTTCAAGATCATCTTGAAGATCAACGCTCATGAATCCCCAGTAGGAACTACGTACAGGGCTTGTCGCGAATTTGTCCTCGCCAGGGAGAGGATTGGTCATCAGACGAGCATTACCTTGTCTAAGAGCAATCACAGCTGTTTGAATATCGTCATCTGTAATTTCTGTAGGGGTATTGCCGTTTGTTCCATTTGAGCAAGCGATTGTACTTGCTGTACCAACCATCATGTCTCTAATAAGCGTGTCTAGTGTCAAGCCTAATTGTAAGCTCAAAACTTTAGTTGCCTCATTAAGCACTCGGTCTTGCACTGTGTATTGGACCTGATCGGTGATTGTTACAAAACTACCGTACCAAGAAATCTGAGCTTTAAAGTCTGTGACTGAAAGCTGATCCCCAGGAGGAGTTTGGCCATCTGTAAGTGGTACAGTGGCAGCAGTTAATGTACCATATCTACGGAAAACCATCTGATCGCCAGAATTGAGAGGAATTTGTCTCTTTTGGGCGAATAGGTCGTAGATAAAGTATGGTCTTGCCAACGAGAGTAGCAGTCTATCAAAATAGGTGCGCACTTCTGGTGGCAATTGTGTCATTGTTGTGATTGCCATTTTCTATCTCTGTTTAGATCGCGCCTAGATTTGCGGTAGCTAACTTCATAAATTCAGTATCAGACATAGAAGCATAGTAATCTGCTTTGCTCAAAGCTCCTTGACCTCCAGTTTGTGCTAGAGTTCCTGGTTTGCGTGAATTTTCAATCATGCGCTGAGCATCGCTGCTTCTTTGTGGTGGTGCTGATTGGGCTACGTGCATTTGCTGGGCCATTTTGCCAAGCTCATAAGCAAATAACGCCTTGTTATTAGCTCCTCGAATACCATCGGCGAGATGCGGTTTTTGTTTAACAAGAGGTAATGCGTACTTTTCTATTACCTCAGCGTAATCAGGAAACTTCTGGGCTACTTCTAGCTCTTCTATTCGAGCTTGATATTGTGATTCACGTACATCCCACTCTTTGCGTATCTCTGATACATTTGGGATTTCGTCATCATTCATACCTTCAAACATCTTACGATCTCTTGGAACATTTGATTGCTCCTGAGGGCGTTGAACATTTGCTCTAAGAAGCTCTAAGTTGTATTCCAGCTCCTTCTTTTCCGCTTTGATGCGATCGACCTCTTCTCTGAGAGCGTGGAAGTTTAATTCCTGTTTTGAAGGCAAGGAGGCAACTTCTTCTTTGACAGTTTGCTCTAATAAATCCTTTTGAACTGGGAATTCTTCTGACTGCAACTCTTGTTGATAAGAATTCGTATCTACAATCGGTTGATCCGCGGCGGCCGAATCGGGTAGTGCGCCCGCATAGTTTTTCATATCAATGTCATCAGACATATTGGATACTCATAATATTTTTTTAACTCGTAACAAAAAAAAATTAAGAAACGAGTGCGTTTAGTTTTTGCCCTTGCTCCATTACTGATCCAAAAGCATCTTCTTCTTTTGTGGAAAGTAATGACGGGTCTATAGGCACATCATTTGGCGCGGAAAGTTCAGGTTTGAACTCAAAGATGCCGCGTTTGTGGTCGACGTACCAAACCAATATCCCCAATATTGCAGGGGGTTTTTTGTAGTAAGCTTTCATCGTTTGGCGGAAGGCAGCAGTGTCCAATTTCTTGGACATTCCTTTGTCTTCTTTGCACGCATAAACGATATAGAAAGGTTTCCTGTAAGCTTGCATGTTGTTGGCGAAATCTTCGGCCATACGCCAAACATCCCAACCCCATTTCTCTCTAGATTCACCAATCTCTTGAACCATATTCTAGTAGCCTGAGTTTGCTTCTTCAGAATATGTCTTAAATTGCGAATGGATTTTCTTTTGGTCGGATTCACATCCAGCTTTACCAGCTTGTCCATAAGCAATATCCATGGCAGAGGATTTAAAATCATCCAGTCCCCAACCCTTCATCATATGACCTTGGGCGGGTGGTGATGGTTTTTCAACCTCATGCTCATAATGAACGCCTTTTTCTTTCATTGTGATACCTTTATTTGTGGGACATTTTTTTTAAAGTTTGTGCAAGTCTGGCCCGTTGTCCCAGCTTGCCAGGCTTCTTTGCAGCAGCTGCAAGTTTCTTTGCAGGTATCTTTTTATCTTTTTTAACGCCCAACTCTTTGTGAAGTGCGCCCTTATGCTTGATAGCGTTTTGTATCCACTTCTCTGCCATTATTTTCTCCGTGGATATTCTTTCTTGCTCTCTTCTTTCAGCATGTTAAAGTCACCAGTATCATAGGAAGGAGGTGTGGTTGTATAGCCATATGGCATTTCACTTTGCTGAACTTGTAGATCAAGTTCTCTACTATAAGATTCAGGGGGAGTTTGGTGGGGCCAAGATGAATTCATGTGTTAACCTTTAAATTTACATTTTACACTAAATAACAAAATAATACCATGTCATAACAGGCTTACTTATGTGGCAAGCGTCTCTTGAGAATTTGAAGCCTGATTTTCTTTTTCTTTCTGTCTACCTTCGATTTCATTAAGTATGGCAAGTTTTTCGCGTAGTGTAGAAAGATCAATCTGATCTAGCTCTTTGAATGCTTTAATAAGGTTGAGAGTGCCAGCCGTGCGGTCTTCTTCCGCTCTACTGAGGCGTTCCGCATTAAGGGCTTGGTCGAGTTGGATTTTAGCGATTCTCTCTGCCGCAAGAGCTTCGTCGGACTTCGATTTTGAATCGACCGCTTTCGATTGCAGCGCGGTTTGTTCCATAATGAGCTTTTCTTGCATTTGCTGCGCTTGCGAAGCAGCTTGTTCTTGCGCCCTGAGACGATCTTTATACTTTTTCTTATCATGCAAATTACTTGCATCAACAACTTCTTCATCTGTAAATTGTACTCCCATAGCGCGAAGAGCGCTCATTTGGATAAATTGAGATTGTTTTTGTGTATCTGTAAGGACGCCTTCTTCAACAGCCACATCATAACGGGTAAATAGCTTGCTATAGAACTCGGGTGTTGGCTGTTTTTTGGTTATTAATTGTATTTTTTGAGGCGTATAGCTATTTTGAACCATCTGCATGGTCTTTTGTCCCAAAATCTTTTGAGATTCCCTTAAACCATCAAAAATATCTTGTAAGTTGATAATACCAGCCGATTGTCGTGCTTTTGCAAGCACTCCCGCTGTTTCCACTTTGTCATTTTCAGAGTATCCAAATAGCTCAGGATTGACCCCTACGATTTCCATCATATCTTTTTCAAATTCCCCTTCCAATTGGAACATAGATTGAGGAATTTCAGGGGCTGGAACTTTTTGCAAGTCCGTCATTTGTGCTTCTGGCTTAAGAAAAATAACTTGCCCCTGGCCAGATTTATATAAGGATGTAGGGTTACTAACTGAATTTGTCTTTGCTATCCATCCAGAATTGAGCTGAGAATCGAGCAAATCAACCATTTTTGAGCGTCTTTTATTTATTTCTGTCTGGCTATCACGAACGAGTCTAACGAGAGATTGACACTTCCAAGTAAAGAGGTCATAGGAAGGTTCCCACACAGCGAAGAAGGGCACAAAAGGGTAATCGTTAAGGCCGTTAGGATCTTTACCGTAATATAAAAGCTCGCCCTCAACGATAATGCCTAACTCAACGGAGCGCACCGGCTTTTTCATGACCTCAATTTGTGGATATTGTTCCCTAAATAAACGCAATCGTGCTTTATCGCCTGTCCATGGACGCGTTTCACCAGTTTCTAAGTCAACTAATACCTCTTTGGTCTCCCATTTGGTGCGCCAATATTCTGTGTAATTGAGGAGTTTTTGCATTCCCCATTGCCTCGCATAGGGCATATAAGTAAATTTATCATCCCTAGAGCCCCATGGGAGCGCTTCAATGATATCTTGCTTGTCTGGTAATAAAGAAATAATGTCGGAACGAGATAAAAATTTACGTCTTGCTATGAATGAACAGTCTGAGAGATCTCTTTTAGTAAAGAACGGGTCTGTAATGACGGCATTCCATGAATCATGGTGAAACTTGATATCTCCTGAGATGGGATCGTTTCTGTAGTCAATCCAAGGAGATACGAAAGAGAGGCCGGTAGTGAGGGCTCCTTTAAAGGCATCGCTGATAACTTCATAACCACCTGAACTTTGCATTATATATTGAATAACATCGGTAAAGATGTTAGCAGTTTCTTCCGATGAATCTTCGATTGGGGAAATAACAGTGGAAAGGCGATTTTTACGCTGATAGCCTTGCACCATATTTATTATTCGACGTATCTTATTGTAGGTGAAGCTAGATCGTCTTTGGTTATTTAGGTAGGATAACTCTTCTAAGCTCCATTGGTTACCCAAATAAAAAGACAGGTCTTTGTATGCTTCTGCAAAGTAAGTGTTCCAAAGTTGGTATGCTCGTTCATAGCTTTCACCGAAGTCTTTGATAACATCTTGATGGTATTCGAGGCGGGGGTCATTTTTGACTAAAGCGCGCTTATAATGCTCAAGAAACTCTGTCGCATCTTGAGAGCGCGAATAGTCCGACATGGGACTTGTCATTTACTACCAGTGTAATTTGCCTCATTATAATACATTAAAATAAAAGTTGACAGGCAAAAACGCAGTTACTTGTGTTACTCGTTTCTTTGTATTGCCACAAATGCACCGATTCGCCATAGTTTATTCATTCTTAACAAAGAGGAGAAAAAAATATGACAACTTCACGACCAACTTTAATGTTAGCTTTTCCCATAACAGAAGAGTTTGTAAGCCAAATGGAAAAAGAAGCTTCTATTCATGAAAAAGTAAAACCGATCATGGATCAAATTCAAAGAGAAATGCTTGATGAAAAACTCGCAGATTTTAGATTCCGAAGAGATCATCCATATTGCGCAACGATATTAGATTACAAGTATGCAATTTTAGTATCAATTTTATGTATTGCGCTTATCACATACATTTCAGTTACTTATATAAATTTCAAGCCAACTTAACCAAGGAGATATTATGTCGGCTATTTCAAATGCTGAAGCAAGTTTAAGCTTCACTGTATCAGTTAAATTAAAAGACGAAGTTGTAATGATACCCACTACCACAAAGGCTCATGATTTTGTGATGCCTTTAAATTTAAATGTGGTGCAATTGACGCCAGAACAATACAAAACTAAAGTTGAAGCAGAACTTGAAGAGCATATGGTTATTTTTATGCAGCAAGAGTCGGAAAAGCGATTGCAGGAGATGGCCAATGATAAATTCGCCCAACAAACTAAAAGAGTTTGCCAATATATGACTCAAAGCCCTGGCACAATCATGAAAATATGTAGAAAGCCTTGCGAATGGGGAATGATCGGTGCAGCCATTGGAGCAACAGGAGGTACAGGGGTTGGCATGTTATGTGCGGGTGTCGGCGCTGTTCCAGGAGCTGTCGTAGGTGGCACTGCTGGTTATGCAGTAGGTTTTGTTTATGGGGCTTGGAAAGATAAAACCAGGCAGAAAGGCATTTTTGAACAATGGCTTTTAAAATCTGAACACCGTACGCTTGTACCTGGATTGATGCAAATTTTTGAAGCTTCTCCATTATTTGAAGATTGCCTTGATTCCATTCATCAAACATTCCCTATGCATCCTGTAATGGGTCCAAATGGGCGCATTTATGATATTTCAACTATGAATGAAATTCTTGCGCAAGCAAATCCAGAAGATCCTTTTACAAGGCTTCCAGTTACAAAAGATAGTTTTAGTGAAGATTACAGACATTTCACCCGAACCTATTCCGCTATTGTAAAATATATGGATGAAGCTGGAGAGAAACTAAATCCTAAATATAGAGAAGTTTTTGAAGTTATTAAAAGAGATATGATTGCAAAAAGAGATCTATATTTTAATACATTCCAAGAAAAATTAGACGCCAAAAAGAAAAAAGGTATTATTTCTGCTCCGGAATATGCGGTAGCAATTGGCGATCTTGCGCGTCATTTGTATGGCGAAACTATGCCTCAAGATAAGGGCGATAGTAAATCGAATAAAAACTAATTAATAATAGTAGGCGCTTCCCACTGAGCGAATAATCAGTGGGTCTTACGCCGTTCCTTTCTCACTCGGTAACATTTGCGAAATTACAGTTGAAGTAGGCGGAGTAGATGGTCGTCTATATCCTTCCATTTTTGCCCTTTCCTCGTCGATTGTCTTATTAGCACAATAAGCTTGAAACCCTACAGGTAATGCCACGCAGGAAGTAAGCAAATATTGTTGAGCATTCATCATATGCATCGCAAACATCACTGATGCAATCATGATTAGTGGGAACACTATCCAAGAGATTGTTTGGAGAGCAGCCTTCAGAGAAGAAGACTCAATTAAGAATTTAGTGTTCATCTTACATGAGGATTCAATACAACACATTGGGTACCTATTTTAAATTTCATATACGATATTTAAAGGTTAGGTAATTGTAAAGAAAAAAGAGGGCCCGAAATTTTTATGGAGCCATTTGGATTCTGCTTCAAAAAAGGGCCCTCAAAGTCATCAATGATTTACACAGCCGCTTGGATCTACTGTGTACGTACCCGTGCTTGGATCAAAGGTTACACAAGCATCAAGCTCTGCAAATACAAAAATACATGCAATAAATGCAAAGATAAGTTTTTTCATTTTTTCTCCTTAATCAGTTCGTCAAGTTTATTAAATATGTTGGAAAGAGTTTTATCCTTCGTTTTATCAGCCTCTTCTTTTACGTATTTTTTCAAATCGATTAACTTATTGAAAAACTTTTTCATCCGTTCATCAGCATGACGAACTTGATCGCCTAAATCCATGTTTCCTCCTACGTGGATAGGATAATGAATTTAAATGCATAAAGTAATTTACACAAGAAAAATTAACTAATTGGAACGCCCGGACCCTGTATTGGCTGAGGAGGAATAATAGGCGGTGGATACGGCACAGGAATTGGCGAAACTGGGCTCATGGGAGAATAAGGTGTTTTGCGCGGTGTTATTGGAGTTGGTACCATTCCTTGTGGCATATTACATCTTTAATGGGTTAGTGGGAAGGCCTCCAAATAGCTGCAAAGGCACTGCATAGGGCCAATAAGGTTGAAAAGGGCCATAATAAGGATTGGGCGGCACTTGTACCATGCCAATGCCTCCAGCACCACCAACAGCCCCTTGATATGCCGAATTAGGTAACGGCCAGGGATATTGACGAGTGCGTTGCACAAATTGGGTAGGAACCATAGTGTTATTTTAACACATTGGATAATTACCCATTAGGCTCATCAGTGAAAGAATGAGCGCGACTCATTGGCACATCTTGTCTTTGCTTGATCTCTACTACAACGCTCAAATCATCAACGCGAGTGGCTGTGCGTTCGTGGCTCGCTTGTTCTTTATGGGGCTTAGAAATACACCAAGTGCGATTGGTCCAACATTTGTATATAGCGTCAAGTATGCAGGTCATCTCTAATCCTTTGGAGGTTCTGGTAGTGGCATCCAGTGGGTGATATCTTCATATTGCCCATTGTCCTCTGTCATCCAATAACCTTCTGAATGGATAAGATAAGACGGTTTTTCAAACCAGCCTAATAAGATATCAAAACCATTGGTGTATAATACGTTTACATTATATTCAGGCATTCTTTCCTTAACACTAACCCATTCATGACTTGGGAGAACCCTATCAATCACCAATCGCCCACAATCCGCACACTTAGTCTCAAGATGGCGACATCCTCTTTCTGTGCATTCGCTCATTTGCGCACACTATCCCAAACGGATTGCTTTAATTGATCTACCGTTTCTTTATCCTTTAAAAATAATTCCAACAGTGCCTGTTGAAGTAGCTCTTTTGTTTCTTGGTCCCACTCAAAAAAAGGCTGCATAATTACAATTCAACCCTAACTGGTTTATTTACAAGCTTATAATGCTCATTGACGATAGATGCATTTACAAACTTACAGCAAGCTAAATCGATCATTTTGCCACCATTTTCATGAATATGTCCAAATACATGCAACTTTTTCCTTTTAAATCGCGTGCTGTTTAAAGTTGCGTTTCTTAAAGATTCTGAACCCGCATACTTATTTTCTTCCTTTAATTGATCTAGAATCCCATTTGGAGCCGAATGAGTTACTAATATATCAACATCATCAGGAATTAGTGACCATTTATTGGCGAGTTCTTCTTCTGTATCTACAGTAAAAGCCATTGCTTTGGGATTCATTCCTGGGAATTTCTTTGTCCAAGGTGAGCCCCAGATTGTCAGCTTTTTTCGTTCCAAAGCCATTCCGTTGGGAAGTCCCTTTTCTAATGGAGGATAGTAAACAAATTCTGTTCCTGAATCGCAGAGATAAGTAACATTTGACCAGTGTTCCCAAAAATTCCATGTCATATCTTCTGCACGATCTATAATAAATGTATCATGGTTTCCTGCAATTAATATTTTTTTTGTATAAGGTTGGTTGGTTAACCAATCTTGAAATTCATCCCACTCTTGTGATGTATGTCTAGCCGTCAAATCTCCCGCCACAATCAAAAGATCTCCACCTTGAAGTTCGGGGAAATGGCCATGTAGATCGGATATGCAATCAATAATCATTTTTTACTCCATTATATGCCAAAATATTTTAAATCCTTTATTGTAAACTTAGCTTTTAACAACTTACTCAATAAGCTCATTAATACTAGTTTCAAGCGCGCTTGCCATTCTAATAACCATTGTTAATGAAGGATTAACTTGCCCACGCTCAATCCTTCCATAGGTATTCAAGTTGCAGTCCATGCGCTCCGCTATATCTAATTGTGAGAGACCTAAAATATATCTTTGCCTTATGATAGCTCTTCTAAACTTATCAAGGCTCTTTTTCATTTCATCATCAACATCTGATATTTGTTTTTTCACCCTGTAACCCTAGAAAATCTTCGCCAAAGTTTCGTTGCAATGTATACATTTGAAGCTAAAAACCCAATATAAAAAGGCACCGCAATAAACGACATGCCAAACAAATACATTACCGCTGTGGCAATAACAGTGGAAACAAAGTAGTATAATAGACCAAACACCCAAATCATATAAGCTCCTGTAGTAAAAGTAATAGAGAAACAGAAAAGTAACACAAAACTACTAGGATAAGCAAGCGATAATGTATACTCATGCTAGCTAAATTCACTATATCGAAGTTTCCACATGATTGGACTTCCATCTCTGTATAACATTTGAGGCGAAGGGCGACATACAACACCCTCCATAGTCTGTTTATTAATGCTACACCGACTCCAAGGTGCTTGCCGCACAAATTCTATAATCTCATCTTCTTTCATAATGCCAAGATGAGGAGATTTGGGTATCCCCAAATCGTTGGCCACTCCTTGTACATGTTCACGTCTAAACCACCAACCATTTGCGTACACGTCAAACAAAATAAAAGCCTGATCAGGTCTATAATTGGCTCCCGCAGCTTGAATTTTAGCGCCATATCCTTCGCCAAATAGCCAAACTTCAAAGTTATCTAAATCATTATCGAATGCTCTATAAAAACGCTCCCACGTTGCTGTTTGTTGCAGGTACTTTAACAGCTCTGCCGGTATTTGAGCTTCGTCTGTTTTTCCATGTATTGATGGCTGCAACTCGAGTCCTTTCTCTTTTTTGAAGCAAATACGAATGTTTGTACCGTCAACCTTTTCTTCAACATCCCAATTAACGATGTTGGCAAATTCAGGTTCAGTATGCTCTCCAAACAACAGTTTCCCTTTTGTTTTGGATTCGAATCCTTCTCTTTTATATATCGAGTTAATTTTTGGATACTTCATTAATCAAACCTAGGGTTAAATTGTTTAAACCATTTATCAGCTTGCTCATCACTTACTCCCGCTTTCCCTGAATCAACATGTAACTTAACGGCTAGTGCCATGTAACGTGCGCTATCTGCACCATGCGATGCCCAATCGTGAAGTGGCCTTTCTTTATAAATCATATTCTTCTCGTCATACACTTTGCGGTAGTTCTCAAGCGCCTTGATTAGCGTTTTGCATTTCTTCTCATCCATCCAAAGGCGAGGAAAGATACCCCGTAGAGCTTCAATGCCGTCCTCCAATCGAAGCTTAGCAGTTGGTAATACGAGGAAATTAAGTCCAAGAGATCTTCCGACCTCAGCGGCGGATAGGCCACTTGAAAATGAATGTGATTGGATGTCGTGTGGAGCAAAGTGAACGTCGTATATGTACGGCTTGCGAGATAACACTTCTGCGTAATGGGGCAGCCCTTCCCCACTGTTTTCGTAGTAGTCAATGACATGTATTTCTTGGCCAATGATTTGATAGAATGTAATTGCAGTTGAGTCGCCATAGCCGATGTCCCATGCAGTAAATACACGCGTCTGTTTTTCCCACGGGACATTTGTAATTCGCCCCTCATCGCGCGCCTCTTGAATATACTTCGCGTAATACGATCCTTGCACGCCAAGCGTAAACGAGCAATAAAACTCTTGCTGGATAAAGTCCTCAGACATCCCTGCTTCGCGCTCTCTTTGAATATCATCTTTGCTTAATACCTCTGTGTCATACACTGTAAGTAACTGCGCAAACCACTCTTTATTAGCTTTAGCCATCTCATAAATCTCTTGGCCATGGTTCGCACCCCTAGGTGTAAAATTAAACACCGCCCATCCACCGTTTTCCGCCAATATAGGCCGAATAAGCTGCCATGCTTTGGGGTCTTGGAGTGAGTATTCTGTGAAAACGCAACCAATAGGGTTAGTACCAACAATGGAGTCAATGTTATTAGTGCCAATAATTTGGATAAGAGATCCATTCTTAAGCCTCACTTTCATTTCTGTTGAATTAGGATTTCCCTCGATCAAATCTTTTGGAATGTGATCCAGTAAACGAAATCCTTCTTTATCTGTGCCATCCCACAAAATCTTGCGACCCTGCGAGAAATGCGGGAAAAAGTAATAATAAATTCCCGTTCGTTGTGCGGCTTTCATTATTAAATAATTCCAGCACGTCTTTTCCTTACCTGCACGTCTATGCCAAACTAAAACTGCCCGTTTTTTCCCATCTTTCATCGCCTTCCAAAAAGGTATTTGGTAGTCGCGGCACTTGTAGTTATGGGGCAACTGAATCTGTATCTCTTTGTCTTTCGGCGCACCTGCCATATTTTTTGAATCCAAGCCATTTGCGCTTGTTTCTTGTGCGGCAGTCGCACCAAAATTTACCTTCCCAGTGACCTTCATCTTTTTTCGGCTTCTTTTTACTAAAATCTTTTTTGGTCATTTGCATAAACAGGGACCACCTAGGAGCTTAAACTCCTAGGGTTCTGCGCCCAAATGTACGGAAATCCCGTACAACTGAACTTGTGAAGCATTGGCTAGCTACTTCACCATCGTTCGCAGCTGATGGATTCGAACCATCGTACTCTTGCTCGCCAGCAAGTGCTTTGACCTTTGTTAGAAAGCATGCTTCCCTAACTACAAGCTAAGCTGCCAGAATGCGCGCTTGCCGTGGAAAGCTCTCCGATGGCGCGCTCATCGTCTAGGTCGACCGGAAACCGATCCTTGTTTCACCACCCTAGCGTTACTTACAAACCATTGTGGTTCGGACGATAACATCGTCTGGTTCCCCTTGAAAATTCTTAAGGGCAGATTCTATGCATATCTTCAAAACGGGATCTTCAACAGTCATTGAAAAATCCTCATAAACGAGAAACTTTTGGCGATAGGTGCGTTCAGAATCTTTTATAACTACTGTTACTTCTTTACTCATTTGTATACCTTAAAAGCATGCTTTATAAGTAATTACGGCAATTGATCCAGCCATAACACATGTCAAAACAGCTAGGCTGTACCCCAAAAAAGTCATAGCGCGATCCACTCTTCTGGATGGTGGCTTTATCTTGGTAATTACCATTTGCTACTTTCCTTTTTTTTTAGTTTTTGAACATTTTGCATTGCAACTCACAACGCCGAAATTCTGTGGAAGATAGACAGGAGCATATGCCTCGTCAAATATAGGCTTTGAAGCTTTAACCGCTTTTTGCATAGTTTGTGCTGTTTTCTTTGCGCTAGTATTAAAAGCCATTTTCACGGCTTTTGCTGTAGAGCAATTGCGAGCAGACTCTTTTTTAGAACCCACGAGTTCTTCAATTACATAGAGTAAATCTGTGTAAGCAAAGTACAACAAATCGGAAATGAACTCTAAATTTTTATAGAGATCAACGTTTTTGCAACTAATTGATTTAGTCATTTTATTTCCTTGTTTTCAAGTTTATTTATTCTATTTTCCAATTCTATTAATTTGTCTCCTATTGGAGCATTTCCATACTTACGATACCCTTCAAAGCGTGCTTGATATAAATGAACACACAAAAGAAAAAGCACGAATGAAACACAAAACCAAAGCGCGCTCATTTGGGAATCTCGTTGGTAAATATATTAATTGTAGTATGATGCGATTCTTCGGGAGGGCGATCGCGGTAGCCAAGTCGTTGCTTTGAAAGCCAAATAAGCATTTGCGTATCCCCCGCCATCGCTTTCTCATGCATCTTACGCTTAAGGCTCATTTGTCCCTCATCGTGGCCTGCGTGCAAGACATCGGAAAACCGCGCATAAATGGTGTCAACGTGACACTTTACAATTGTGGCGATCTCTTTTGCTGTGCAATGAATCTTGGCAAGTTCAAAGATAAGGTTTTCGTCAACTTCTTTGAGAGGTCGGCCGCCTTTGGATGCTTTCGTCTCTACTTTTGCAATTGCTGTGGTTTGCGCTTGTTCGGTCATATATTAAAAGGAAGCGCGAGCCTGGATCGAATATGAAAGTGATTAGGAGTGGCCCGCGCTTCAAAGTAAAGGTTAACAGCCTTTTTGTTTCATTTTTTTGTATTCTTTAATCTCAGGATCGCGCATTTCACGATCGATTTTCGTAAGTTTTAGGTTCTTTTTCTCAGCGCCTTTTAGCGCTTTCACTGCGGCATTTTTCTTGCCTTTTTTAATAGCGCGCGCGGCTGTTTTCATTTCTTTTGTGACTTTCGCCATCTTTTTGTCCATTTTTCCCTCTAGATAATTAAAAAACTTTTCCACAAGAAATGTGGTCTCACATAATCCTGCGTATACTTCAGAACTTGGTTGTAATGCCAATTTAGTGATTTCAATTTGCGCCGCCAAGCTACGTCTTTTTATTTGTTGAGCAGTGGGCCGTATATATTTACTCATTAATTAGTTCCTCTCCAACTTCTAGCAATTCATCATCTTCTTCTTGTTGATTATCAGGAAATTCAGTTTCAAACCTTGAAAGAGCAATATGTGCTGCCTCTTCTGCTGAGCCTGCAACGGTGCGTAGATTAATCAGTCTATTTTCGTTGCCCACTTCCACATTCCATAATTTAGCATTATTAAAATGTTTGAATGGTACGGCAAAGCTATTGTGCGAATAGTATGTGCCTCCTTCTGCTACGATTTGCATTGTTATTCCTCCTGTAAACTATCTGTTTTATGTCAAAAATTTAGCAAAATGTCTGATAATATATGTTATGTTTCCTGGTTCAAAATTTTTGGTCCGGTCAGGTTCTGATTTTTGCTAATTCTGTTTGTTTTCTTGGTTTCATATGGGTATTGAAATGGATCGCTGATCTCTTCTACTTGTTCCGCCAAGATCTTATATGCCTCTTCTTTTCCATCCAATTTCATCAATGTTATGCCTAGTTGGGTCTCCTCATCAGTAACTTTTAACCCAAACCCTTCATATTTAAGATCTTTTGATCTCATCTTTTTTCTAAACAATTCAGTGCACTTAACCACTTTTCGTATGTGTTCAAGTATCTCTTCATAGGTATTGAAATACTTTTTAGACTTGCATAGAGGCGAATGCGTCCTTAGTTGAAATTTCATACTTCTTCCCTCCATTCGAATATTGAATGTAAGACATTTGGATTTAATTCATCAAAAGCGCATTCCACAAATTTATAGTCCTCATTTGCCATGCTGGAAGCAAACGCCATCAAGAAATTGATGCCAGCTATGTTAAGCTTTCCTTTTACCAAATATTTGGAAAGATCCTGCTTTTTGGGGAATACGCTATACATTTTCTATTTCTTCTTGGCCTTTTTTGGTTTGTATCCTGCTTTCTTTGCTTGATTTAGAGCGATTGCAACAGCTTGTTTTTGTGGTTTGCCACCAACTTTCATCTCTGTTTCAATATTTTGTCTAATCGCCTTTTGGCTTTTTCCTTTTACTAATGGCATTACTGTTCCTATTTTTTCTGTTCTTTATCAATTCTAACAAAAACATTGGTGTTTCTGTTTTTGTGAAGCATGTCTTGAAAGTTTTTAACCACTCCATTTTTTGCTACTTTTTCTAGTTCATTTTTATTAAGTATTATCTCAACAAAATCTTCATCTTCGACTAACTCATATATCATTCGCATGGTTCGCCTCGAGTAGGTGCAATTTGTTCGATCGGTATTACTTTTACTACAGTTTTTGCAAGGTCGCCGTATCGCTTATGGATGTTTAAATCGATAATCTGAGAATCGTCTGTGTAAAATATATTTTTCATTGCGTTTGTTACAATGTACGCGCAGTTATCGGCATCTGGCTTTTTGGTATGGTGTAGTACATGGTTAAGCATTTGGCGGCGCCGAATCCCTGAAGTTGACTTGGGTGGCTCGAAATAAAAAGTAAGGTCCACCATTACAGGCCCAGATATAGGTTGCTCAGGTGCATAAGGTTTCATTTGCCATTGCATCAATTCCCTATTTTTTTTCGAGGGGTCATAAGCAATGCACGTTCTTGTAAACTGGGTTTGCTTTTGTGGTATCGGATTGCCGTGAAGTTCAAATAAGTACATGCTAACTGTTATGCTTATTACTCAATACATAACAGGCCGCTTATTTTTAGGAAACCGACCTATCCACTTTTTTTAGAATCAAGCATAACTACTTGAGGATCTTCTTTTTGCATGACGTCACGAAAATGATATTGATCATTGTCTTCCATTAACTCGACTATTTTTGAAAGGTTTTCGCTAATACTTTTTAGTAATCTTGTTTGTGCCTCTAAGATGGCTTGTAGATCGGCTACTTTATAGTAAACATCCGTTACATTTTTGTTTCCAAACCATCTGTCCGGGATAGTTCCATCTCGTGATAACAAGACGCTCCCTAAAATAATAGATGAAATAATAAGCAACGCTAAATAACGCATTAGGCATACCTCGAAATTATGTTTTGTACTGCATATTCTTTTTCGAATAACGCTTGTGCGTCATCGCCCCTAATTACCCATGAGCTGCCTTTTTTAAAAGCTCTGAGCTGTCCCATTCTTATTAGGTAATATATGTGTTGCGGATGATAGGATCTCCCCAAAGCTGAGGATAAAGCTTTCGAAATAAACATAACAGAGTAATGGCCGAGCTCTTCATCGAAAACCTTTTCTCCATCATAAATACGTAATTCTCGGTTATGCCTATTTAGCCGGTATTCGTCGTAATCCCTTTTTAATATTTTCCACTTAGATCCTACCTTTTCCGCTTTGAGCCTATTCTTTCTAATGGCTGAATAAATAGCTTGTCTGCTTACTTTGCCATATTTAGCAGCTTGTCGTAATGAGTAAAACGCTACTTCATTTGTTTCGGTCATCCTTCCCTCTTAAATCTTTAACAGTTACTTGCCCACGAGTAACATATTCTATGCGTTCAGCTGTTTTTTGATGAGGGCGTTTTTTCCCATTCATATAAAAATAGACCGCTGCAATTGAAATACCACATTCAACGGCAAATTCTATAGGCTTAATGTCATACTTTTCTAGATACGTTTTCAGCTTCATTCTTTCCCTTTCTTTCTTGAAAAGTAGTCGATCTTTTGTTAAAAGTCAATCATGCCATTTCTACATAATGAAAAAGAATATGCTCGCGTCTCCGATGTTCTTGCTCCCTTTACTAACTTCTCTGGGATTCCACCAGAAGTTTTAGAAGCAAAAAGAGATATTGGAACTGAGGTGCACGGTTGTATCGAGCAATTGATCAATGATGAACTCCCGATTCCCTCTAAGCGCGCTAAAGGGTATCTGGACAGTTTCCTTTCCTGGATGAAACAACTCTCCCCCACCTTCACATTAAGCGAGAAACGCTTTTTTTGTGATGACCTTATGCTAACAGGTTGTATTGATAGCTTGTTATTATTGCCTAACAGCGATCTTCCTATTCTAACAGACTACAAAACATCTGCCCAAGAATCCAAGACGTGGGTAATGCAGGGACACCTATATTACTACCTTCTTAAAAAAAATGGTTACCATATAGGCGATGTTATGTTGTTTATTAAACTAAATAAGGATGGGTTAGCCCCTATTGCTTATTCTTATCGCTATAATTCAAACGTTTATGCCCAGTGCTTAGACGCTATTTCTTCTTATTGGAAAAATTCTGGTTGCCTAAAAAGGTAGACTACCTTTATACTAATAGCAGAAACAAAAAACCCCGTGTTAGAGCACGGGGAAACAACATAAAACAAAAGGAAATACATTATGTCAAATGCATCCACCCAAAACATACCAAACTTTGAGAATTTAGTCAACTTTCTGTTTGACCAGCTTGCTGACGGCGATTGCCCTGTTTTGCAACAATCGGCTTATGAGTTCCTTGCATCCGCTGTACACGGTTGCTTGAAAAATCTTCCGTGATTGAAAACGCATAACTTTTTTCGGTGTATACTAAAATTGAAAGGTTACAGATGTTTCACTATCACGAATGGTTTTTAGAGCCTCCTTGTCCTCGTCCTCCTTTAATTTGTGAGGAATGCAAACAAGAAGATCAAACAGAAAAAACAGACTATACAGAATTTTATTGCTCACGTTGTGAGGTATTTACAAACTTAAAAAACAACAACTCATTAGGAGATTACGAACCATGTTAGAACTAGAAATTCACAGAAATGAACCCCAAACTCAACTCAAACTTGAGATTGGAAACCAACTTCAAAGAGCGCTAAGCCTTGACGTAGTTAATGATGCTGCCTTTAAAGCTTGCACTGCCATTTATGCAAAAGCTAAAGAGTGGCGCAAGATTATAGAACAAAAACGCAAAGAGGCTGTTGATCCTTTTCGCAAGCAAATTGCCGCTATTAATGACAAGGCAAAAGAGCTTTCAGATCCTCTTGAGGAAATAGAAAATGTAACCAAAACGAAAGTTGACGGTTACCATCGATTCCTTGAAGAGATCAAGAAGAAAGAAGAAGAAAAGATCCTCGAGCTTGCCAAATTGTTAGACGAGGAACAAACGCCCTACATAACACCCATGGATAGCGCCTTGCGCGGTGATGGAGCCATCTCTTACAGCAAAATAGAAAAGCGTTTTCAGGTAACAGATATTAGTAAAGTGCCTGCCAAGTATCTAATGGTTAACGAAGCGGCTATTAAGAATGATATCAAACTTGGGATTCAAGAAATTCCAGGGGTTCGAATCTACGAAGAAAAAACAACACAACTTAGAAGGAGATAATTTTTTATGAACTGTATTCAAAGATTTTCACAAGCACCTACCATTCAAGAACAAAAATTTGAATGTGCAATGCACGTAATAGCCGTTCTAACGCTTCCACTTTTTTTAATAGGAGTGGGGCTTTTTAGAGGCGGTCATATTTCTGCCGCGCAATTTGATGGCATTGTCGTGGCAAGTGTAATCATAGGAGCCATCGCACTATTTTTAAGCAGAAAAAAAGAAAAAGAAAATGAATAAGGAGAAAATATGGATTTCTTACCAAAAGGACATCAAGAACTCAAAACAGAAAAAGCATACATCAACATCTCAAAATTGCCGGAGGGCGAATACAGATTTAGAATTGCCATGCGACCGATCGCTGGATGGTTGGACTGGGAAGACAAAAAACCGCACAGATACAAACCGGAAGAAAAGCCGGCGAAACCATTCGATGCAACCCGGCCAATTCGACCGTTCTGGGCATGCTACGTGTGGGATTATGCTAAAGAAGGGCTCTATATTGTGGAGTTTGTTCAAAGCAGCATCCTAAAAGGATTAACAGACCTTGGCAAGGATTCGGATTGGGGTGATTTTACTCAATACGATATCAAAGTAAAAAAGGTTGGAACAGGGAAAGACACTAAATATAGCGTGACTCCCCTTCCACATAAGCCCCTGGGTCCTAAAATTGAGGAAGCACTAAAGCAAACTCCTGTATGCTTAGAGGCTCTATACGTAGGTGGAGATCCTTGGAAAGATTTCTTTGCAGAAATTGATGAAGATGACTCTACTATCCCTACAAAAACCATACCATTGGTAGAAGAGCCAATGGAGGTTTTGAAACAAAAGATGGCTCAAGATGGTTTATCCTATGATCATTTTGAGGAATATATTGCTTCAAAAATTGAGCAATGGAAAAAAACTAGGGAAGAGATATTGGAAGCCACTCTCTCCCCTAATTTGTACGACACGTTTAAGAAATCGTATTTGAAGTTTCTGAAACGCTTTGAGCAGGCTGCTTAAGCAATTCGGGCGCATCGGTTAATTTTATCCTTTGCGCCTTTGCTTCTCTTTCTCTAGCCCAACGGGCTTTAGCTGCTTCTGAAAGCTTTCTTTTATGCTCTTCTTGCTTAGCAAGTTTGGCCGCTTGAGCGTCAGGATTCAAATTGACAGATGACTTATTTACAAATGGCAAAAGATCCGGAGTATTCTTACTGCTTAACTTTTGATTCATTTCTTTTAAAGCATTAACCATATCTGAGTTTTGGGAAATCATGTAAAACAGCGCCCCAAATATAGCCATCGCCAATAAAGCTAATAAAATAATCATCAAACCCTCCTTTGTGTTGCAGATCTCTTCCCATAAGCTTTGAGAAAATTAAATGGAAAGTTAAATTTATCCTGTTTTTCTTCAGCTTGAGGGAACATAATATATTGTCTTGGCTCTTTGGGATCGGTTCTCATTTCTTGGTTAAAGCTTCTTCGTCTCATTTCTGTACGCAGCCATTTTGTTTTGTAGCTCCAATCGTGTACCGAAATTTCTGATTTTTTGATCATGTGTTCAAGAAACTCTGCTTCCTTATCATCAAGAAATCCTTCCTCTATACATGTTTTGAGCAACTCTAGCTTGTATTTAAACCTGAATGGAGCTACACAAGCGTAATTTTCAAGGGCTTGTACCTGTTTTCTATGAAAAAGAAATTCTTTAAACTTTTTTCTAATTTGGGATGCTTTGTCTAGAAGTAGCTTTGTGGTCATAAATTCCTCATATTTGCCTTAAAACTGTAATTCAATTTGGCTTATATCGCAAACAAAGGAATTTGTTTATAAATAAATATTTATAATTAAATAAAAATTAAGGGTTTTTTTATTAATTTTACTAAGACAAAACGACTTACTTTTTGTCGTGGCGCTAAATTAAAGCTTTCATTTAGTATCTGGAAAAAAAAAGTCACCGCAGAAGAAGCTTTCCACTTTTCCCTGCGGCCGAGAAGAAATATAGCGCCAGCATAGCACTATACCATAGTTTTTGCATAGGCCAAAAAAAAAGTACAGAAAATTTCTTCTTCTACGGTCTCTTACAACCAACAGGAACCGTACATGTCAGAAAATGAATTACTAACACACGAAGAAACTTTTCAGCGTTGCCCGCACGATAAGGAAAATCCTTACGTGATGATTTCTAAAAAATTAATAAATTCACCCAATTTATCCCCTGCTTGCAAATGGTTTTTAATATTTTTGCAAACTTGTTCATCCAATCAAATTTCACGAGAAGATCTAGACAAACAGACTAATGGACGATTTTCAAAAATATTAGACGAGTTAATGCAGCATAAAATTCCTGGCGTTTATTTTTCTACCTCAGCAGATGGAATGCTTTTTGTGAATTTTTCAAAAAGTGACGGTTTCCATGAATAGAGATTTTAAAGGTATTTGGATACCAAAAGAGATTTGGTTACATGAAAATCTGTCGCTCCAAGCCAAGTGTCTATGGGCTGAAATTTGGTCTCTTCATGATCCTGAAAAAGGAGGATGCTTTGCTTCTGATGAATACTTAATGAACTTTTTAGGATTAGGTTTATCAAGATTTAAAGAAGTTTTAAAAGAGCTTCGAGATATCGGTTTAGTGAAAAATGTTTCTTTCGATGGGCGTGTTCGAACAATGAAAGCTATGCAACCATTCCTAAAGGAAGAAAAAGAAGACGAAAATCAGCTAGCCGGAAAACCGGCTACCGGGCAGCCGGAAAACCGGCTACCCCACGGCCGGAAAACCGGCTACCCCACTATTATAGAGAATAAAGAAGAGAAAAAAGATAAGATAATAAGGCCGGACTGCGTCCTTGTTTTGACTGATCTTTTTTTGAAAAAGCTAAAAGAAAGGAATCCAAAGCTCAAAGATCCTTCTCCATCCGCCTATCAAAAATGGCTTGATGAAATGGATAGGCTTATGCGCCTTGATAAAGCAACCGTTGAGGACATAACGCGCGCTATTGACTGGATTCAAACTGCTAAATGGTATCAATCCAATATCTTGAGCGTTCCTAATCTAAGAACCCATTGGAATAAAATCATATCCAATATGGAGGAAACTTCCGAACAAGATCTCATTCGAAAGAACAGGGAATATGCGCTGAAAATCAAAGAGCAATATCCAGAGAAATTGAAAGGATTAACATTTGATGCTAATTACGCCATGAACCGCGCAACCGGTAAGGAGGTCTCATTTAAAATGGGCCATGAAGCCTTCAAAAACGCATTTGTAGCGCTTTTCGGAGGTCGACGTGAGTGAAACCATAGGCTGGAACGAAAAACCTCCCCAATTGCAAAAAAAGGCCGTCCACGACGATTTCAAGAAAAATGAAACATTTGTTCGAGGGTTTCTTAAGACGCATGAAAACATATACCGCGACTACTTTCGCAAAGATGGAAAAATAGAAAGCTTGCAAATTACAATTTCTATTGGCGAGCACCCGCGCGCTTATTTTTTATTAAATACACTTGCGTACACTTGCGGTGATCCAATCTCTCTTTCTCAATCTTTTCAGAACTTCCAAAATGCGTTTTTGTTAATGCATAAACAATACAAACAAAATTGGGAAAAATATGCACAAAAAGACGAGTACGCACCACCTAATATCGAATGGTTACAACCAGGCATTAGAGAGCAAGCGATGCCCTCGCTGCAAGGAAACAAAAATCAAATTGCTTTATTTCTCTCCCAAAAGCACCTATTGCAAACTGTGCCAGAACGCAAAAGCAATAGAGCGGCGTAGAAAAGATGGAGTTGACCCAAAAAATAAATGGGGCACCTTTTACTTTTCATCGCATAAGAGAAAAGATCCGCGTGATTTTCCTGTTTAAGCTGCTACTTCTATTTTTACAGGCTCTTGGGTAGGTTGTGGTTGCACAACTTGAGGTTCTGGCGAAAGATCAATTTTACGGCCTGTTTCGGCCTCTATGATCTTTTCTGCCACTTCCTCAAAAACGTTATCGTTTCCAAAGTATCTTATTGAAATGAAACCGCCAACTACGCATATTGCTACTGAAATTGCGATTATGAGGGAAATAACTTCTCTGATTATCATATGAAAATTAATTTTAACATATAAAGGAATTTTTATGTTTTCAAAAGTTATTGTTACATTAGCTCTTATTTTACCATGCACGGCATATAGCGCTCAAAATTACTATGATGCTAGAGACATGTATGAATTTATGGAAAGTTTTCATAAGCAAACTTGCGAAGACATCGCGCCTTATGAGAAAATGAAATACCAAGATAAAATTAAACAAGCAAACTATTGGATTCTTGTGGGTAGAAGACAAATTTGCGAGGTTTTTTTAAATCAGTTTCCTAATTCTTAAGGATTTTTTTCTCAAGTTCGCTAACTTTTGAAGATAATCTTTTGATCTCATTGAGAAGTAAAACTGGCAAGTCATGGTAGGCTACGGTTTCTGGCTGTCCATCTTTATAAACTACTAGACCGGGAAACACTTTTTCTACTTCTTCTGCGATCAATCCTATTTTTTTCTCTTTCGACTCATCATTTTTATAATTAAAAATTACTGGTCTTAAATCTAAAATCGATGAGGTGGGCCCTATATCAATGATGTTTTCTTTGTAGCGTCTTGAAGATACTACGGTTCCTAATTGCCCTGTTGAGGTATTAATAAGAACAGCTGCGCTGCTGGCTACCGTTACTCCCGCTATCCCTTGAACAAAACATGTGGTATGAGTGCCGTTGGTTCCGATTCGAATTCTTCCCGAATCCCCGGATGTTCCAGATTCTGCAATGATAATATTGTTACTATCTGTTCCTGATAAGGAATTACCAGAACTGTCCCCTATTATTATATTGCCACTACCATTGCTATTTGCATATGAATTATTGCCCAAGATTACGTTGGTTTGTCCTGAAGAAATTCCAACGCCGCATCCTTGACCAACTCCACAGTTGTTTTGGCCGCTTGTAAGACCATTCATAGCCCCTGCGCCAATCGCGACATTAAAAGAACCTGTATCGCAAATATTTAAGGCCGCGGCACCAAAAGCATCATTAGAATTTCCCGAAGTAATAGCATTGCCAGCTAAATTCCCTACTATCGTATTCCCATCACCCGTATCTAGCGATACGAGCACTTGTGCACCGATTCCTGTATTGCCATCTGATGCGGTAGAGGTTAAATTTCCAGCTTTATAACCTAAAAATACATTGCCTCCAACAACGCCGGAAGCACTAAAATTATGCAGGAAAGTTTTTGCCGAAATATTATCGTATACATAAATCGCGCCGTTTCCTGATCCATCAGTCTCAGCAAAGGTTAAAGAACTATAATCTACTGTAATATTATCGGCGCCATCAATATTGACTTGAATCCCATTGGAGATTGCTGCTGCAGCAACGCCTCCCTTCAAAGTAACGGCTGGGCCAGAGGTGCTCCCTGAATCTCCTGTAATGGAGGTTATTCCCCCTCCGCTAGCAGGTTGGAAAGTGGGCAACATTCCTGCGCCATTTGAGGTTAACACATCCCCAGACGAACCTAGAGCTGCGACGGATTGAATAGGGCCACCTGAAATAGTTCCTCCACACAGAACCCCATATGCTGTGTTAGTTCCTGCTATGAATCCTGTAGCTCCAGCTACGGTTAAAGTGCCGGCGATATTTTTGCCATCAACAAATGTAATGCCGCCCAAAGTGAGCGTGCCCGCTCCAGAGCCAGCGATTACAGGATTAGCGGAGGAATTCATCGTACATTCAAATAAACCCACCGAAGCAGAGGAACTCATGGTAAATGATGCAGATGAACCCGTTTTAAAAAATGAAGTCGTAATGTTTCCGGTTGAATTATTTGAAAAGGTAACCGCATTAAAGAAGGTACATCTATCGCATTGAGTCAAACTTGTTCCCGTTTGAGCATTCCATGGACAACCCAAATCCACGCCATCCATGCGAATTGCGCCAGATGTTACCATGGTTTGACCAGTTCCTTTGCCTAAAGAAGCAGCAAAAAAGAAAATAGACGCACCGCCTGTATTGTTGACGCATCCATTATTTGTGCTTTGTTCTCCAATGTCGAAACATTCAAAAAACCCAGTCCAGTTTGGCAAATTAAAGGTAAACCCATTGGTTACACCCATTGCGCAATCTATGAAAACTAGACCCGCTGAACCTGCAACGTTGCTGCTAAGAATATGGGTAGCAGATGACATTTTGAAATTTCTAAAAACAAGATGTCCTGAAGCAGGGGGTGTATGAACACCAGAAATTATAACTTGTCCGCTATCTCCAAGGCACTCGGCTCCAAGCACGTCAACAGTGCCGGTGGTGAAAGTTAAGTTTTCTGTATAAGTTGATGTAGATCCTGGCCTTACTAAAACAAGTTTATTTCCCCCTGCCGCTTCTGCCGCTGTAATGGCAGATTGGATTGTGCTATATGGTGCGGAGCCTGGAGTGGAATCAACAACAAAAGGAGTCCATTTTACTAAATCCGTTAATTGAAGAGTGCTGGTTGCTAAAGTTCCTGCAACTAAAATATCTGGATTTCCCAATATATTAATATTATTTGCTGTGGGAGTTATTGGCCCTCCGGTATCACCAGTCAATTTCATAACTGGAGATCCGCCACCTCCTCCGCCTGCAATGTTTACAATACCAGACTGACTCATTGACCCCTACCATATACAAGCATTGCATACACAGCACCTGAAGTTGGTGCACCTGAAGCTTGCTTCACATAGATTTGTGTCCCTATTGATGAGAAGAACACGGTGTTTGGCTCTGCATTCGCTTGGAAGTCATAAAGCGCAAAAGAGCCTGCTGGCAAATAAACGTTATTAGTGGTGCCATCAAATGAAAAAATCATATCTGCATTTGTGTTATTCACAAGGTGCAGGATTCTTCCCAAATGGGTAAGAGCGGATCCTACCGCCGCAAAGCTTCCGGATATAGATCCGAAGGCAAGCGAGCGGTAAGCATCAAAACGAGCATCAATGGAGGCCATTATTTATCCTTAAACTTGTCGTACAATGAAATAATCAAATGTGGACGCATCGCCCGTTTCTGTTGTGGTGTCCGACTTACAAGCAGTTAAAACAAAATTTGTAGCAGCTGTAATCGTGATTAATGGCACTCCGTAGGCTGTGGAACCATTCTTTGCAGACCGAGTAACAAAAACCCTATCGGTAGCAGCGATATTGGTGTTAGCCACGGTCACGGTACCGTTGGTTAAGGTAGCCTGGCCGATGAAATCGGTAACTGCTCCACCATGGACTTGCAATTGTTTTGCCGCTCCATTGATGACAACGTTACCTAAGGTTGCAGTGATGTCGCCTGCTGTTGCCGTCATCGATGTACTAGCAGTTATTGGGCCTGTTACAGCAAATGCTCCGGTTCCTTTGGGGACTGCATTAATAGAAATGTCGGTATCCGAACCCGTGGCAGTTAGAGAATTGCCAGAAAGTGTAACATTGGTTGCCAATGGTGTAGTGCGATAAGAACTCGCGCTCACCAAATCAGCAGTTCCTAGAGTTAAAGTGGCCGCTATAGCAGTGTTGCTTGTAAACGATACATTTGAAATCGTTAATGCTCCAGCACCCGCGCCCGCAATTGCTGGGTTGTTGGATGATGTAATAACACTTTCTAATAGTGCTACTGTACCACTTGAGGACATGGTAATAGCGGCTGTGGCTCCTGTGGACCATGAGCAAGAAACAAAACTTCCTGTTGTGTCTCCCCCTAGGGTCACTGTTCTAGCGAAAGCGCAATTAAGTGCGGTTATAACGGTTCCTGTGGTGGGCGACCAAGGACAAGCTATTGAAACCTGCTCTAAGGTAGTAACACCGGTTGTAACCATGGTTTTGCCAGTTCCGGAACCTGCGGTGCAATCTGATACGGTTATAGCAGACCCACCACTGTTTGTTACAAACCCGTTACTTGTGCCATTATGGACAGAATGGAAAGATTGAAGAGGCCCTGTCCAGTTTGCCACGTTGAATGTGAAACCGTTTGTGCACGTGGCCACGCAAGATTCAACAGTCAATTGAGCTGTACCTGCCGCAGCTGAGCTAAATATATGGGTTGCGGAAGTTAGGGTGATTTCTAAGAATCGTACAAATCCACTAGATGGAGGAGTATGAACGCCGGTTATTGTGGCAAGATCAGGTGAACCCGATGCAATTGTAATATTGCATCCTGCTGTAAATGTCAAACTTTCTGTATATGTATCAGGTTGCACCCAGATCAATCCAGATCCCGAGCCAATTGCTGTAACTGCTGCTTGTACTGTTTGATATCCCCCTTGACCTGCTGGCCCAACAACATAAGGAGTTATTGGGAATGTATCTGTTCCACCTCCAAGCTCTACCCAGTTTGGCACCCCTGCGGTATAAGATGGAAGGTAGAATACTTTGTTAGTAGATGAGTTACTCCAAATTGACCTAACTGGCTTCTTATCAGAGGATGTGGGATCTCGGTTGACTGAGTAAGTGTTAGGTGGATTAATAGCCGCCACGCCAAGATATGGCATTGCGCTTGTATTGGGCATTGAGGTATTAGGGAAAGACATTGCGAGCTCCTTAAAGTGTAAACCATATTTTATAATAAATATTATTTTACTTCACGGCCAAATGAATCTGATTGCAGAAATGGAGCAAATTGAGTATTGTGAGAGCGAAGGAGAATGTATGCAGCNNNGGGAGCATTTTAGCAATACTAGTGCCCATATATTTTTTGGCTTTTTTTTGTGTGCAAAAGGAAAATAAAATTAGATTTCAAAAAATGGATGAAAAAATTACAAAGCTCCAAGAGCAATTAAAAGAAATTGGAAAGTGAATATGGATTCTAATCAGATAACATTTTTAATATCAGTATTTGCGGTAGTTGTTGCTAATGTAGGCACAGTGATAGCTTTATTTCTTCACTCTGATAAAAAGATGGAAGAAAATAGACGAGAATCAGATAAAAAAATGGAAGAAGCAAGAAAAGAAACAAATTCTATTTTAAACGCTATTAATCAAGAAATGAAAGATTTCCATGGCCGTTTAGAAAGACAAGATGCACAATTTAAGCAGAACTTTCTTTTGTTAGAAGAAAAAATGAGAAAATGAAATGTTAGCTACCGGAATAATTCTATTAATTTGGGCTATTGCTGCTCATCGCGAATAAGAGCGCTCTCTAATTTCTTGTTCGCTGCTTTGAACTTTGGCAAATCTTCTGCCAATGCCGATGAAATCACCTCAGTGTAATATTTTCTTAGAGTTGGACTTTTAGAAACTCTAGCCAATTGTTCACCTAAAAGTAATCCTGTGCCACCAGTTGCCGCGGTTGCCGCGGTTCCTAGAGGGCCTAATGCTTGTTCTAAGCCAAATAAGGCAGCTGCGCCCGAAACGCCTAATCCTTTGTAGTTTTTAAGCATCCATCGCCGCGCTTTTTTACTGCTTTCAATGGCAGCATTAACCTCATTTGCAGGTCTATATAAAGAATGCCAAGTTGGGTTTTGCTTACCGTAAAGATCAAGAGCATTATCTACAGCGCGAGAAACATTATCTAAATTTCGCTTTGCTGTTTTTATTCCCGGTTTGTTTCCCTCTAAAAGCTTATAAACGCCTGTTCTTACTTCATTAATTTTTCTTTTTGAAGCTTCTAAGGCCTCGACAGGGACTTGGGCGCCTTGTATTTCTTTTCTAATACCTCTAATGCGCTCTAAAGCAGGTTTTCCAGAATCAGTAATGCCACCTTTTTTGATTTGTATTTCAAGTTCATGCAATGCATCTTGCAAAGGAATTGAGGAAACGGTGGCATCTTCGGGACGAGCTTGTCGGGCTGCTTTATACAGAGAATTTTTAAGCTGTTCTGTTTCTTTTGGTCTTACAAATGCTGAAGTTGCCACTACTCCCAATTTGGCTAAATCTTGTGCCTTTTCAGAGCCTCCAAACCATTTTACACCCTGCTTTGCCAATTGAGCTCCAAGAGAGGTTAAAGCAGGTCTAATTGCTTTTAATTCGCCTCCAATTGGTAAAGCTAATGCAGCGGCATCCGAAATAACTTCATCTTGAATACGTTCGAAATCGTTTTTTGGTTCGGCATACTTGCCAAACAATTGTTTAGTGAAATCTTTTGTTTGCTCTGACGTTGGGAAAGCTTTATAAGGAGCATATTTTTTGGCGTAATCAAGTAGATTTTCAGCACCCTGTTTTAATCCAATCTTTTCAGCCCCTTTTATGATAGCCTTTTCAGGCACTAATGACTCAGCAAATTCGCCTAATTCTCTTGGAGCAGCAACCACCGTTTCAAAAACGCGAGATGGTAATCTCACAGCTTGTCTACCTGCAAAAGATAGCCCTTTTTTTATGTTTCCCAATATCGGATTTGTAGTAGGCTGTTCTTGATCAACTTGAACCGGCTCTTCTTGGAATTGCGCCCAATCGAATTGTGGGGAAGGTTGATTAGGTTGGGTGGGTTGGGATTTATTTTGCACTTGAACAGGCGCTTGCACTTGTTCAAATTGATCCCAATTAAATGTGGCACTCATTGCACCAAAGTGCCTCCAGCACTCAAAGCAGCTTCTTGCTGATTTTTTGGCACATTATATATTTTGCCATTAGGAGCTTTGATTCTAACAGGAGCTTTTTGCTCTTTTCTCTTAACGAACTCTTCCTCGATTTGATCCGCAAAATTTAAAGGACGGTAACCGCCGGTTTTTTTCTTAATTTCAGATGCAATTTCAGCACGCATTATGGGATCTTGCGCATATTTTTCGATAATACCTAAAACCGCTTCATTAGCTTCTTTATTTTTGCTAATATCTGGTAGCTTTTGCAAAAGCAAATTCAAATCGCTATCTGACAACCTAACGCCAAAAACATCTTTCCAACCTTCCAATAAGAAAGGAATAGCGGCATCGACTTTACCTTGCTGAGCATTTTTAAACCCATTAGCTATTTTATCTCCAACAGTGCCCAGATTCTTAAAAATACTCGATACTGACCCCGGATTTACCTTCCCAGTTTTTAAAGCATCTTGAATATCCTTAACCGCTTCTAACTGTTGGCGTGCTCTTTTAGCGCTTTTGATGATTTCCTCATCATAGTTGGCGGATTCTTTATGAGTTTCTCGGCGCTCTTTAACGTCCGATTTAGTTTGTTCAAGATCTTGCTTTCTTTGAGCTTCTCTTCTTTGCCATTCGCCTTCAGCCAATCCGCCAATGATGGATAATGGCCCCTGCGCTTTTGAAAGACCTCTCGCTTTAACTAGCAAATCATCTGGCCAACTGCTAGGATTTGACAAATCAACATTTGGCTGTTTCTGTTGTTGTAGAGTTCCACTTGGAACATTCTGTTCAGCCATCTGTTGCATTGGAGCTAAAGATTCTGCTTGGGCCATTTGATTGGGCGCAACAGCTTGATCTTGCACTTGCCCAGCGCCGCCAAATGCGCCAGGAATAGAAGAACCAAATAGCATATTTAATATGTTTTGTTCTTGTTGTCCTTTTTCCTGCTGTTTTAGCATTGGAGCAAGAAGACTGCTATAAACTTTACCTTTTTCTGGCGAGAGCTTGCCAGCTAGCGCTATCTTTTGAATGGGGCTAAGCTGAGGATTTTCTAATTGCTGCAAAATTTGCTGATCCTGAGCGGCTCTTTTTTTTCCTGCATAGTGCTGACCTGCCGCTTGGCCTAATTGGAACAAAGAAGGACCAAGCCATTCTAAAAAAGTAGGAGCTGCGGGTAAAACTTGTACCATTTAAAATCCTCCTGTTGCTGCACCAGTTGCCGCACCTGCTGCGCCTTGAGTTGCAGCAAGCAAAAGTTGTTGCCAATAAGGCATTTGTTTTTGCTGATATGCAAATTTAGGAGTTAAGCCCGCCCCTGCGCCAAATTGACCAAGATTGCCGATGCCTTGCGCTGCTTGCAATTGCATTCCTGCTAATTGGGCCGCTAAGTCAGTATTCAGATTGGCAGCTCCGGAAGCGAGGGCTTGATTTAAGGCACTAGAGGTTTTGGAATTTGACCCAAACGCATTCATAATAGACGGAATGGTTTGTTGTTGGAAGTTCTTTTGAGCCTGATTTATAAAAGCTTGACCACCCCCGCCTCCTGGTAAAAATTGTGAATATCCTTGAGCGGATTGCTGTAAATATGGGAGAGCTTGCTGAAGCAATTGATCAACGCCTGCCGATTGATTTGGTGCTAATGTATCTAGTTTTTGATATCCGCCGTTTTTGGGTGTGCCCATTTTTTACCTACTTGCTGTCACTAAAATTATACTCCATTAAAACATTTTTTGATTCGACAAATCCATGCTTCTTAAAGAATTTAGCGTTAGTCGTTATCCAAAAAACACGTGGAGCTTTTATTTTGCGTTTTAATTCTCTTACAAATTCGATTGCTAGATTTATTGCTTGTCCTTTTCCCCAATACTCTTTCGATATGGAAAAGGTATTAACAAACAATGTATTGTCCAACATATTGGACTCTGCCCAAAGGTAGCCCTTTATTATTTTAGATTTATCAACCAGCACAAACAAAAAATTAAAGGGACTATCATTTACTCTTTCTTGGTAATCATAGAATTGTTCAGGAGTAAAGGTGCGCCCTTTCACAGCTTCAATAAGTTCGACAGGTATTAATCTAGGGAGCATTAATTTAACAAAATCTAGATCTTTAACGTCGAATTTTTCTTCATTTTTTACATCTGTCGTCTCTATTGTCATATTATCCTTGAGTTCCGATGATCCTAATATTGAAATTTCCTGTTGCCCCAGCCCTATCATGTCTTATCTGAAAATTTGTCGCAGTTGAACTCAATACAATGGCATTTCCTGCCCAAGCCCCTGTGCCCACTTGAGCGCCTATTCCAGTAACTGACCCTGCCGCAGTAGAATCGGCTTTGCATAGGCTAGCAGTTTTTGTTGGCAATGTGCTATCTATCCCGCTAACGCAGATAATGAAGGCTCCAAAATTGGGAATGTTAGGGATATTTTGGGCTGTATCTGTAATAGAGATCGGGAAGTACTTATAATCCTTTGAATTAGCGACATTGGCAATTTCCTCATATAGCCTGTTAAGATATGGAATAAATAAATCTTTGTTCTCCGGCACAATCGTATTAGGAGCAAGAGAAGGAAGTTGTACCATAGGGAATGTCATCTAATTATCCACCTTCCTGAAGGAGATGCCCAAAGTACCATCCCTAATATTTTTAAGTCCGCATCAGAGCTAGTTATTAATTCCATTTGCAAAAACTCTCCTACGAGATTTACAAATACTCGCTTTAAAGCGCTTGTTTGATTTGCATTGGGAGATGTTAACGTGAAATTTCGAGTTAAAGCGGGTGCTTCGCTATTATTAACATAGAAATTAACAGTACAATCACAATCATCATCAACATCATAATAGAAATCCACGTAACCAAATTGCACTTTTTGTCCCAATTGGCTAAAGGGATTCCACTTAGTGCTAGTAATATTTGCAGTAATTGTTGCTCCATCATCTGTGGTACCCCCATTCATAACGTAGACAATTCCTGTGTGGTCACCACCTATTAAAGATGGAGCTCTATCTTGGAGTAAATAATAATTCCAGGGAATATCGGCAACGTTCCATGATGGAAACTCATTCCCAACCGGGCGCCCAAGAGCAAAATCGTTCCAAGTAACATCTGTGGAAATGTAATGAATGCCAAGGCAAGAAAGGGATATATCGTAAACCGCCCATGTTTGCTCGACAAAGTTAAAAATCAAAACTCTATCGGACGTAGTTGCGCCAGTGCTTATACTTGGGTAAAGCATCCATGTGTGATTATCAGTATCAAACCTCACTCCGTATGCAAAATTAAACAAATTTTGATTAATGTCCAAAAACTGGTCAATTATATTGATATCGTATCTTTGCATGTTAACGCCATCGCATGCGCTTAAACCTTTCGATCCCATAGCAGTTACGCGCTCATCGTATGGCACTGTTCCATAGGGAGCATTTGTAGATTTGGTTACGTTGATTTTATCCCATCTAAAGGGATCAAACGAATTCCCTGTGAAGCGAAAAGTATAAGTAGAATTTGTAAAAAATACTATTAATTGATCCCTCAAAAATTCCGAAGATTGAATAAAATCATCGGTTGGTGCAGAAGATTCCCCGCCATTGCCGGTTACATCTGCGACAAGATTTGTAGGAGCATTCACTGCGCTCCATCTGATACTTTGAGAATCGGCTTGGGAATTCCCAACAAGTTTAGGTCGTTGCACTAACAATCTATTTTTGTACACATCCAGATCAAGGCATGTTGTAATATCATTTGTGAAAGTTACATTATGAGCCGATGTAATCGGAAAAGGAGGCCGTGAAAGATTTGTTCCATCAAATAGCGTGATTCTGTCTACGTTGTTGGTTAAATATAAAAATCCAGGATTTGAGGATACATAAGTTGGACCAATCCAATTTGTTGCATTAAAAAAATTGGAGTTATTTCCAGTAAAATAATTTCCAGATAAATTAAAGGTCGCTGTAAATGTACGCCCTGCTACATTAGCACTAAGATCTAGATGAATAGCCCCGGTTGAATAATTCACTGTACTCGTATTTAACATTACTCCAGCACCTGGGAATCCTCCCACTCCATCATCGGTCATTGATTGTCCAGGGTATGAAACAGTAACAGAATAAGGCGCTAATCCTGTCCAGCCTGTAGAAATGGTAATAGAAGCCGTTGTGCCATCATCCACCCATAACACTTGATTGATACTTGATATGGGGTCAAATTGCTGCGTAGAATCGTTATATAAAGCAGCTCTTTTTGTATCCAAAGCTAACAACTTGGAATCGCCTGTTGCTTCACTAATCCACTGTTTTAGCCCCATTATAGGATTGGATAATGGAGAAGGGGTACTAGTTTGGGTTGGAATAAAAGTATAAGAAGCCCTTATTATAACTCCAGCTATAACAGCCATATTAAATGTTAGTGACCATGCGCCAGTGTTATATTGGATTGTTCCTGTGCCGCCCGCATCTCCTGTTAAAGTCCCATTTCCATTATCTGTGAAAGCTTCTACTCCATCTGTAGCAAAAAAAGATCCAGGTCGGATTGGAAAGGTGGCTAATGTCCCAGTATATGTTACAACCCCAGTACCTACTTTTATGTTAATTCCGTTATCCCTATATGCAAAACGTCCTGAATAACAACTATAATCTGCTAATATGGGGGTGCCGGTTGTTACAGCAGCATTAAAATTTAAGGACCAAGCGCCAGTAGAATAAACGATTGTGCCAGAGCCTCCAGCATCACCAGTTAAGACCCCAAATCCATTGTCTGTGAAATTTTCTATCCCATCTGTAGCGGTAAAAGTACCAGGAACTATCGATATGTCATCTAGTGTTCCAGAGTAATTTGTTATTCCTGTTCCTAAGGCAATTTCAACATCGGTAAAACTTGATGCGATGCGACCCAGTGGATAATATCCCTTTCGTTTTTGAACAACCCCACGATAAATGAATGCATTTTGAAGAGGATCGAAAGCATCAATAGGCCTAATCCAAGGTTGCAAGTAATTAAACAACCCTGTTTTAAACTCGGAAATGAGAAAGGGTTGATAACTAGATGTCATTGATAAAATCCGCTAACAATAATGGAATTGGTTCCCGTTCCTAATGGAATATTAGTTAAAAGATCACCTACTAATCTTTTTGGAATACCCCAACTTTGAGTAGGGCTTATTTCTAATATGGTATCCACGTTTGGCCCTGTACCCGTAACATAAGAAATAAAATTCGTAAGGGCTGCAGGAAAAGGCAATATAAATCTAAAAGATGTGTCTGAGACGGAAGCGCTTGTATAAGTCAATCTCCCCCATAAATAATAGCCTTTTTGTAACCTCCAATAGTATCCATTTGCAATAGCTCCTGATAAAACAACTGCTGTTCCACTAGAGGTTGCTAAAGATGGCGTCCAAGATCCTCCATTTGAAGTAATCTGGTATACATCTGTTGAAGCACTGTTATTCTGAAAAAATAACTCCTGCTTGCCATCTATTGTTTTTGTGTATGTGTTACAAATCGGCGCTACTGCATTAGGATTAGCTATTACTAAAGGATAAGTTACTTTTTGATGAAGGCCCCTATTTGCCGCTGTTGCATCGTCAAATGCATAATGGTTTTCTGAAAAAACTGTGTTTAATTGTGAAAAATTTTCTAAAAGTTGAGGCTGAGAAACACTAATGTTATCTGTGCCTTGTGGAATATTTGGATTATAGACCATTTAAAACCTCGGTACCGATTGCATGGGGGTATATTGTTGAATTGTTCTTCCAAGCGCTACGTTTTCATAGCGTTTGAAAATAGGATAATATCTATCGTAATTGCCCAAATCACCCACATCAGCAAAGATATCTAATGCCACTCCATAAGCAATTAGGGGCCCCCATTCTTCTTGTAATGGGGTAGAGCTATCTGTGCTTAATGTAGCAGGCTTAATGAACCCTTGCATAAGGATTTGGTACACTTGATCAGGCACTGGCATAAGCGTAAATTGGTTGTTCCAAAAAAGAACTCCTTGCGGCCTATTCCCAGAATAGCCTAAATATTTTGCATAGATTGTGGCATCAGCTGCCGGAGCTGCATTAAAAGTGAAAGAATAGGCACCAGTAGTATAATTGATAGACCCTGATCCGTTTCCTGTTAATGTTCCGATGCCAACGGATGATAAGGTGTAGCTTCCAATAATATTAACACCTGTTGTAACGGCGGTATTAAATGTTAGTGCCCA